CCCCTGCGGCACCGTACCCACGCGCGTTTATCCTCGCCCTGCTTGCGGAACTGCGCCGCACGACCCGTGACCCGGAGCAACTGGCACAGCTCGCGTGCGGCAGGCCGGGGAATCAACTCAGCAGACCCAGCCGAGTCGCCAAGTGGCTTGCAGTCCAGCGCCCGCATGGCAAGGCTCACCGCGCAACGACTGCTTGTGGACTGTCCGGTGCACCGGCTGGGTGCCCGCTTCGGGTCGAGTGCGGCCTATGTGAACGGTATTGCCTCCTGACTACATTGACTTTCCGGCGAATCGTTTAACACTCGACTCGTTCATCGGTGCCCGGCCGTTCCGGGTTGTCGACGCGCAGGACGTGCGTCATGGAGCCTAAGGAGCATCCATGCGCACGCAAATCCTGCCGACCGATCCCGGTGCGGTGAAGCTCTGGGAGACGGACGTCGCCAACGAGCAGAAGAAGAAGAGCAAGTTCACGAAGATGACGGGCACCGAGAAGTCGGCCATGCCCGTGGTCCGCAAGACCAGCCTCGAGTCGGGCACCGGCGACGAGGTGACGATGTACCTCATCGCCAAGCTCACCGGCAAGCCGCGCGAGGGCCAAGAGAAGCTCGCGGGCTACGAGGACAAGCTCAACCACTTCACGGACAAGATCCGCATCGACAAGCACCGCAAGGCGGTGAACTGCGGCGACGTGATGGACCAGAAGCGGGTCCCCTACGACATCGCCGAGCAGGCCAAGGCCCGCCTGTCCGACTGGGCGGCCGAAGTGCACGACGAGCAGATCACCATGACCGCCTCGGGCGGCCGCGGCAACGGCACGGACGAGTACCAGCACTACCCGCTGGGCTACGCCGGCTTCCCGATGGCCTTCGATGCGCCGGACGCGCAGCACTCGCTGATCTACGACGGCACGGTCGCCAAGAACGCGCTCGTGGCCGCCACGCACAAGCTCGGCACCCTGGTCATCGACTCGGCCGTGCTCAAGGCCTCGAAGATGCTGGGCGACATCAAGAACGGCAAGGCCGTCAAGATGGTGCCGTGTGCCGTCGAAGGTGGCGAGCACTGGCTGTTCCTCACCGGGCCGGAGGGCATGTTCGACCTGCGCCGCGAAGTCGGCGACGCGGGCTGGCTGACCCTGCAGAAGGCGGTGATGACCCAGGAAGGCAAGAAGAACACCATCTTCAACGGTGGCGACGCCTTCTACAACGACACGCTCATCTCGAAGGTCGAGACCATCACGAAGTTCAACGATGGCGGCGCCGGCGGGAACGTGAACTACATGCGCTCGCTGTTCCTGGGCGCGCACGGCATCTGCGTGGCCTACGGCACGAAGGGTCAGCAGCGCGGCACGCGCTACGAGCTGTCGCAGTCGGACCTGGACCACGGCGAAGAAGAAGTGATCGTGATCCGCCTGATCGCCGGCTACAAGAAGGCGCGCTTCAACGGCATGGACACCGGTCTTCTCAGCGTGGACCACACGTACTCGCTGGCCGGCGGCACGACCATCTGACGGCCTGACCACCCACCCCGCAACCACAGGAGAACCAGATGGGTCTCAAGCAAGCGACGCAGGTGGTCAACCGCCTGCCCTACCCGAGCGCCAACGGCGCCGCGCAGGACGTGCCGGTCATCGGCGATTTCACGGTGCCCGCGGGCCTCGCGCTCAACGACGTCGTGGAGATGTGCGCGATCCCGCCGGGCTACGTGCCCGTCGACTACATCCTCGACTGCGAGGACAGCGACTCGAACGGCACGCCGCTCATGTCCCTGGACATCGGCATCCTGAGCGGCACCTACGGTGACGCCAGCGCCGCGACCGGCCAGGCGCGCACGTGCAGCAACGAGGGCGCCTCGGCCGACACCATTGCGCGCACCGGCGGCATCACGCGGCCCGCAAAGGTCGGCTGGTCGCGCATCGCGCCGACCGACACCGAGCGCGGCTTCGGCATCAAGGTCGCCGCGGCGGCCGCGACGCTGACGGCCGGCGCGAAGTGGCGCATGACGCTGTTCGTGCGTCCGAAGGTCGAAGGCGTCTGATGCCGCGCGGCGCGAAGAAGGCGCCTGCAAAGAAGACGGCCGCTGCGAAGCGGCTTTCTTCTGCTGCGAAGACGGCCGCGCGCCGTGCGCAGCGCCAGCAGACGCCCGACGCACCACCGCCCGCCCCGAGCAAGCCGCTCGAGGTGGCGCCCCAGCTCGCCGAGGACCGCCGGCCGCTGGGCTCGGTGGAAGTCGACTCGCTTTCGGGCGACGCGCTGCGCGCCTACGCAAAGCGGGCCGGAGTGTCCCCGCGCGACGTGGCGGGCCTCAGCGAGGACCGGCTTCGGCAAAACACGAAGCTGGTCATCGCCTACAACTTTGAACTCCTGACGGAGTGACCGCCCATGCCCGCGACCACCAAGGTCAAGGATGCGCTGTGGCGGGTGAGCGTCCTGCTGCAGGACGTCGCTCCCCAGTTCAACCGCTGGCCCGAGATGGAGCTCGTGAACTGGGCCAACGACGCGCAGCTCGCCATCACGAAGTACCTGCCGGCCGCGTGCTCGCGCGTGGACGCGCTCAAGCTCAAGCCGGGCACCCGCCAGAGCATCGAGGCGATCGCCGCCGCTGACCTCAAGCCGGGCGACGGCTCGACGCCGCCGGCAACCACCTACGGCGTGCAGCCGCTCTCGTGGGTGTGCAACATGGGCTCGGACGGCCTCTCGCCAGGCGACGCCATTCCCGAGCCGGTGGATCGCCGCATCCTCGACTCGCAGAGCCCGAACTGGCACAGCATCGCGGGCGCGAAGGTCCGCAACGTCGTGTACGACCCGAGCACGCCGCTGTACTTCTGGGTCAAGCCCGCGGTGCCAGCGTCGCCGGCCGCGGTGTGGATCCAGCTCGGGTGGATCGTCAAGCCGAGCCGCATCGCGGACGGCAACCCGCCGGGCACGGAGAAGTACTTCGTCGAGGGCAGCGACGCCTCGCTCCTGAGCATCGACGACGTGTACCTCGACGATTGGGTGGACTACGTGACCGCCCGCGCGTTCATGAAGAACGCCGACTTCGCCGGCAACGACGGCAAGGCCGCCTTCTACACCCAGCGCTTCCTGGGTTCCCTCAACCTGCGCATTCAGGCCCTCACGGGGAACAACCCGAACCTGACCCGCCTGCCGTTCGCGCCTGAGCCGATCGGGGCGGCGAAGTGACGTTCGACGACTTCCTTCCCTTCGTTGCACCGTCGATCACCGCCTGCCCTCGGGACACGCTGTTGCATCACATCCAGCTCGCGGCGATCGAGTTCTGCGCGAAGTCGCTGGTGTGGACCGAGGACCTGCCGGAGCTACTCGCCGACGGCTACTCCAACGAGTACGTGCTTGCGCTCGACGATCAGGTGGAGGTCGGCAAGCTGCTCGCGGTGACGCTGCGCGACTCGTCGACGGCGCGGCCCGAGGAGGCCGAAATCGTGACGCCGGCCGACGGGCAACTGGCGCTCCTGCGCGGCAGCCTGCGCGTGGTCGCGTGGACCGACGAGCGCCGGCGCGTGCAGTTGTCCCCGGCGCCGCGCCTGGATGCGCGCATCGCTGTGCGCGTGGTCCTCAAGCCTGCGCTGACCTCTTTCTCGTTCCCCGACACGGTGTTCGCGCACCACGCCGAGGACATCGCTCAGGGCGCGATCGCGCGCCTGCTGCGCATGCCCAAGTGCGACTGGACCGACGTGCTGCTCGCGGGCGACTACGAGGCGCGCTTCCGTGACAAGTGGTCCGCTGCTGCTGCCATGGCCAGCCGCGGATTCGCGCGCACGCGGCGCGCGCCCACCGAAAGGTTCTTCTGATGCGCGCGCTCTATCAGATCGCCAAGTACCCGGACAGCCCGGTCACGTTCCCGATCGACGCGAACCCGTGGCTCGAGACCATCGCCTCGACGTTCCAGTCGGCCACGATCGGCGACGCGGCCGGCATCGTCGAGACCTCCACCATCGCCAACGGCGTGGTGACGCTCAAGCTCGACGGTGGCTCACCCGGGCAGACCTATCGCGTGCCGGTCACGGTCACAGCGGCCAGCGGAGTGACGCGCGCGACGATCGTCGAGGTCAGCGTCATCGGCCTGGCGCCGCCGGGCACGGGCGGCGGCGGTGGCGGCGCGGCCAACGTGGTCGACAGCCTCACCGGCAACTCAAGCACCGACGCGCCCAGCGTGCGCGCGGTCAACGCGGCCCTCTCGGGTGTCCACCCTGGGGTCATCGACGGCGGCATCGCCGACAGCACATACGGCGGCGGGACCGCCATCGACGCAGGGAGCGCCTGAATGGCCGACAAGATCCAGCTTCGCCGCGACACGGCGGCCCAATGGAGCGCGGTGAACCCCGTGCTCGCCTCCGGCGAGTTCGGCTACGAGCGCGACACGCGCCAGTTCAAGGTCGGCGACGGCACGACGGCGTGGACCGCGCTCTCGTATGCCGTTGCGGCGCCCATCGGCGGTGGCGCCACGGACGCGCAACTGCGCGATCGCGCGACGCACACCGGCTCGCAGCTCTCCACCACGATCAGCGACTTCGTGGAGGCCGTGCAGGACGTCGTAGGCGCGCTCATCGCGGCCGCAGGCGGCACGTACAACGACGCGGCCAACTCGATCACGCTGCCGGGCACGTTCACGATTCAGGACGAGGGCAGCACGCTCTCGGCGGTCATCAACACGATGAACTTCACCGGCGCCGGTGTCACGGCGACGGTGAACGGGCAGACGACGACGGTCAACATCCCCGGCCCGGGCTCGGCGACCATCTCAATCTACGAGGCTGGCGGGCTCATCTCGAACGCGATCAACGCGCTGAACTTCGGCGCGGGTTTCGACCTCACCGAGGCGCCGGCCGGACAGGCGAACGTCGTCCTCGACCTGTCGGAGTACGCCGCGGGCGGCGGCTCCGGCGCGCTGCCGATCGCTGGCGGCGGCACGGGTGCGACGACCCAGGGCGGCGCGCGCACGGCGCTCGGGCTGGCCACGGTGGCGGCATCCGGCTCCGCAGCGGACTTGACCGGCAACCTCGCTGTCGCGCGGCTGAACGGCGGCACCGGCGCCGACGGCACGAAGTTCTGGTGCGGCGACGGCACGTGGAAGGCCCCCGCCGGCGGCGCGGGTGGCGGCACGACCAACCTGTCGATGACGCGCGATGCGAACAGCGTCACCGTCAACTCCGACACCGGCACGCCGGCCGCGCTGCCCGGAGCGTCGCAGACGAACGCAGGCGTGCTCACCGCGGGCGACAAGACCAAGCTCGACAACGCCGCGCCGCTGGTCCCCACGGTCGAGAACATCGCCACCGGCGCCGACTACACGATCGTCGTGGCCGACAGCGGCAAGGTGAAGCGGTTCGTGGATGCCTCGAACCGCAACATCAACCTCACGACCGCGTTCAACGGCCTGCCGGTCATCATCGAGTGGCTCGATGGCGCCGGCACGCCGACGCTGGTGCTCGGCTCGAGCGTGCAGGTGAACGGCGCGACGTCGAACATCGTCGGCAGCGCGGCGCGCGGCTCCTGGGTGCTGACCCCGGTCCCGGGCGTGAGCAATCAGTGGGACCTCCACGGCTCCATTGGGGACCTCGTGGCCGCAGACGTCACCGACAGCACGTCAGGCGGTCGGGCGCTCCTCACGCTGGCGGGCTCGGCGGCCGACAAGCTGCCGTACTTCACCGGTGCGGGCGCGGCGGCCCTCGCGGACTTCACCGCGGCGGGCCGGGCGCTGGTCGATGACGCCGACGCGCCCGCGCAGCGCACGACGCTTTCGGCTGCAGCTCGCGCGCAGACCAGCTACCTATCGTTCTACGTGCCCACGGTGTCCGACGGCGACGTGTTCATCGCTCCGGTCGACTTCCCCGGCACCGTGACGAAGGTCATCACGCAGAGCGCGAGCGGCACCTGCACGCTCACCGGCAAGATCAACACCACGGCGCTCGGCGGCACGGTCAACAGCGTCAGCGGCACGAAGACCTCGCAGGCTCACGCGAGCGCCAACACCTTCGCGGCCGGCGACAACCTCGTCTTCACGGCCTCGGCCAACGCGACGTGCGCGGGCATGCGAGTCACCGTGGCCGTCACGAGGACGCTCGCATGACGTTCCACCGCGTCTTCGGCGCTTTCGTCGCGACGGCCAAGAAGAACAGCCGGCGCGAGAGCCCGGGCACGGCGCCGTCCTTCGTCACCGCGCCGACGATCAGCCAGCCGGTCGTGGGCGTGCCGTGCACGATCACGCCAGGCACGATGGCCGGCATCCCCGCGCCAACGCCCACGTGGCAGTGGCTACTGGACGGCGCGAACATCGTCGGCGCGACTAACTTGACGTACACGCCGGTCGCGGGCGACGTGGGGCACCAGCTCTCGGTGCGGCAGACCGCGAGCAACGGCAATCCGCCGGCGGCCAACCTCTCGAGCTCGCAGAAGAGCGTCGCCACGATGCCCGGCGTGACCGCGAACCCGGTCGTCCTGGGAACGCCCACCGAGGGCACTCCCGTGGCGTACACCGCGGGCACGTACAGCGGCTCGCCGGCGCCGACCTTCGTCGGGCGCCAGTGGCAGCGCTTCAACGGCACGAGCTGGGTGAACATCGCCGGCGCAACGGGCTCGACCTACACGCCAACGGCCACCGACGTCGGCACCAACACCCTGCGCGTGCAAGAGACCTTCGGCAACGTGGCCGGGAACATCTCCGGCACGAGCACGGCCGTGTCCGTCGCTGGTACCGGCAACGCATGGGACGCGGACTACGCGACCCGCTCTGCCGCCGCCAACTGGAACGCGAAGCGGTTCCTCGATGCCGCATCCGTGGCCGCATGGGTTCACCCAGACGCCGGCGCCCCCAATGTGGTCTGGGATCCCTACGGTGGCGTGCAAGGCAAGGGCTGCGCGCGGATCAATCACCCCGAGAACATCGGCACCAACCCGGGCGCGCTGCGCATCCCGTACAACTCGGCCTGGACCTCGGACACGCAAGGTCCCGGCGGAACGCGCCCCGGCCCGAAGGGCACGCGCATCTGCAAGCAGTGGCGCCAGAAGTTCAGCACCACGTTCCACGTCCTCGCCAACGGGTCGGAAGGCCCGAAGATGTGGATCAACGGGGGGTACAACTTCGCGTCTCCCAACAGTTCGTCGAGCCACTCTGACACCGAGCTCGTCGGCACGTGCGCGTACAGCTCCGACATCCTGCAGGTCTACCGGGAACTGGACCCGGACCAAGCGGACGGCAGCTTCAAAGACACGACGATCAACCTGAACGGGACCGACGGGTCCGGCAACATCGTTCTGCAGCCTGGGCGCGATCGGGGTGCTTCGTTCACGGCTCCGGACGATCGGTACTGCCTGTATCCGAACCGCGGCCCCGGCTGCTTCCGGATTCCCGCGAACGAGTGGCTGACCTTCGTGGAGATCATCGAAATCAACACGATGGGGACCAACACCCCAGCCGCGAGCACGGGCAACTACTACTGCCTCTACATCCTGCGCGACGGCGAGACCTCGTACAACGCGCAGAACAAGATTTACGAGAAGGACGGATTCCAGATCGGCGTCGACACCAGTCTGCCCAATTGGAATCCGGCTCACTGGTTCACGATCTACGACTCGAACCGGATCGACTGCACCGTCCCCAAAACGTCGTGGTTCGATGAGTTCCTCGTGGCCGTGCAGCCGACGGGGCAGTCCACGCCGGTCATTCCGCCGCCCCAGCTCGGCTCCATCGACCTGTTCGTCCCGACCTGGCGCTCGAGCATGGCGGTGGGCGAGTTCAAGCAGATCGCCGGCAGCAACCTTTCAGCGGTCAACCCGGTCCCGCAGCGCCCGGGCAACACGGGCCCGGGGGCCAAGGTCCACGCCTGGACGAGTTTCCCTCATGACCCAGACAAGGGAATGATCTACCCGGGCTTGGCCGGCGGCCATCAGGACTACGGCGGCAACGAAGTCAACGCGATCGACGTGCGCACCAATGCGCCGAAGTATGTCGAAATCGAGCCATCGTCCGCGGTCGGGGTGGTCGTGTCCGATCAGGTGTACTACTCGGACGGCAAGCCAAGTCCGCGACACCACTTCCAGGCTGCGTTCTTCGACCCGTGGACCGACGTGGGGCGCCTGCTGTTCCCGGCTGGCGCGTACTACGCCGGTGGCCAGGAGACACACGACTTCGCGGTATTCGACTTGAAGACGATGGACTACCTGCCGCAAGGCACGTATCCGGCTCTTCCCAATGGCATTGCGACGGTCAGCAGCAATGGCGACAACAGCCCGTTCGCGTGCACGCAGGACCCGCGGAATGGAAACATCTATGCGTGGAGCCACGTCGCTGTAGGTCGCTTCAACCGGCTGGCGAAGACGTGGACGGACCTCACGGGTTCCTCTGTCGGCAGGGGCTCGTGGATGTACGGCCGAAAGGCGGCCTCTGCCTGGGACAGCGCGCGCAACCGCATCCTCTTTGCCGGCGGCGACATGGGCACGGCGGGGACGTACACGCCGAGCACCAACACGTTCACGCAGATCACGCTGACGGGGCCCGCTGCCTCAGCGGTGCTCGCGCTCTCCGAGGCCTGCATGATCTATGTGCCGGCGCCCAACGCGGATGCGTTCTTCTTGAAGGACGGCCAGGCAGGCGGCACGGTCTACAGGGTCGACGCCAGCACGTTCAACTGCACGGTGTTCTCGACATCGGGTGGCAGCGGCATTCCGGCCCTACAGAACTCGTCTAACCCCCCAGCGTTGGACCGAAAGATGTTCTACATGCCGCGCCTGGGTGGCTTCGTGCTCGTCGCGGATCACACGAATGGCTTCTGGTTCTTGAGGGTTCACTGATGGCCTTCAATCAAATTCAGGCTGACGACTTCAACCGTGCCAATGGCGGGTTGGGCGCCAACTGGCTCGGGCAGGCCGATGGCGCGGTGTACTCCAACCCGTCGATCGTCTCGAACATGGCCTACGAGGGGAATGGCTTCCCCGCCGATGCCGTGTGGGCAGGCGCGGGCACGTTCAGCGACGACCAGTACAGCGCCATCATCATCGGCAACAGCGTCGCGACCGGCGGCACGCCCGATCAGATCGGTGTCAACGTCCGAAACAACGGCGGCACCAACAGTGGAACGCTGCGCACCCTCTATCGACTGCGGTACGTGGCGGGCGGCAACACCATCTTGGAGAAGGTCGTTGCCAATGCTGCTGCGGTGCAGCTCGACTCTCGCTCGATCGCATGGGCGTTGACCGACGAAATGCTGCTCGCGGCCATCGGCACGTCGATCAAGGTCTACAAGAACCGCGTGCAGATTTACTCGGTGACGGACGCCGCGATTGCCACCGGCAAGCCCGGCATCTACGCGCAGGGCGGGACAAACCAGGGCATGCGTGCCGACAGTTGGTCCGGCGGCGATGCCACCATCGACGTTCCCAGCAACGCCGTGGTGTCGGCCTGGGTGGACCTCTGACCGCATTGCTTTTCCGGGGTTCGCCGGTACGGTCCTTCGCATGAAGTTCCTCCTCACCGGGTTCCGCGGAGCCATCAAGCAGTTGCAGAGCAAGCTGCTCACCGACACGGTGGGCGTGGACTCGCGCAATCAGAACCCGGTGCGCGGCGACCTTCGTCCGTGGCACCAGCCGCTCACGGTGGCCACGGTGCCGTCGGGTCGCAAGACCATCTACCGCATGGGCCGCGACATCGCCAACGACGGCCTGTACTGGCTGTCGTGGTCGACCATCGTGCACGCCATCCGCGGCTTCCTGTCCGACGATCCGACCGAGCGCACCTACTACACCGGCAGCGGCGCACCCAAGGTCACGGACAACACGATCGGGCTGGCATCGAGTCCGTACCCCACCACCGCGCGCGACCTGGGTGTTCCGCGGCCGTCCACCGCCGTGACGCTCACGCAGACCTCCGCGGGCACCGGCACCGACGAGTTGCGCTTCTACGTGCGCACGTTCGTGACCGACTTGGGCGAGGAGTCGGCACCCAGCCCCGCAGCGTCGCTCACCTGCAAGCCAGGCGCGGTCATCGACATCGCCGGCCTGTCGGTACCGCCCGCGGGGAACTTCGGCATCGATCGGCAGCGCATCTACCGCCTGCGCGAGAGCGCGGCGAGCACCGACTACTTCCTCATCCTCGAGGCCGTCTACACCGCATCCACGCTCACCGACAACGCGGCGGCCGACAGCGCGGCTACGCTCGTGACGAACGGCCCGGCCGGGCTCGTCGGACGCGACTGGCAGATGCCTCCGTCGGACCTCAAGTGGCTCACGGCGATGTGGAACGGCATGCTCGCGGGCATCAGCGGCCGCTCCGTGCGCGTGTGCGAGCCGTACAAGCCCTATGCGTGGCCGCCGGCGTACAGCCTGCCGTTCGCAGACATCACGCCGGTGGCGCTCGCGGTGTGGTCGAAGAACCTGCTCGTGCTCACCACCGGGCAGCCGTACCTCGTGAACGGCTCCGCGCCCGAGGCATTGGGCGACGACCCGACCGAGTTCTCGCAGGCGTGCATGTCGGAGACCTCGGTCGCCGTGGTGGGCAGCGGCGCCGCCTGGGCCGCGCCTGATGGCCTCGCGTACCTGGGCACGCGCGCACCGACGGGCACGCTGCTCACGGCCGGGATCCTCTCGCGCGAGGACTGGCTCGCGATGAAGCCCGAGACCATCGTCGGCTGCCAGTACGAGGGCGCCTACATGGGGTTCTACGAGCCCGTGTCGGGCACGGTGAAGGGCTTCCTCATCGACCCGGCGAACCCGACGGGCCTGTACTACCTCGACACCGGCTATGCCGCGGCCTTCTTCGATCGGCTGCGCGACTCGCTGTACGTGCTCGAGGGCACGAATATCCGCAAGTGGGACGCGGGCGCGGCGTTCATGACCGCCACGTACCTGTCGAAGGTCTTCCGCGCGCCCAAGCCCATGAACATGCCGTTCATGCGCGTGGTCGCCGACCCGGCCGCGTTCCCGGTGACGGTGAAGGTCTACAGCGACCAGATCGACCGCGTGACGCACGCGACGACGATGGTGCTGCGTGAGACGCGCACGATCGTCGACGGCAACCCGGTGACGCTCAAGGGCGGCTACCTGTCGACCGACTTCCAGTTCGAGGGGAGCACCAGCGGCAACGGGGGCGTGCAGGGCATTGCGGTGGCCGACTCCATGCAGGAGCTCGCCTCGTGACGCGACTGCGCGACCTGCCCGGCGTCCCGAAGGGTATCGACGAGCCGTTGCGCAAGCTGCTGCTTGCGTTGAGCGAGCAGGTGCGCGCGCTGCGCGGCTTCACCGGCGACCCGAGCGACGCGGCGGGCTCGGGCGGTGTCGGCGGCGGCACCATCATCGTGCCAGGCGCACCGCCCCCGACGCCCGGGCCGCCACCGGACACGCTGGACCTGACGCCGCCGCCCACGCCCACCGGAGCTGGCGCCGACGCAGGCATCGACTTCGTGGCCGTGCACACCGACGAGCCGACTTTCACGATGGGCCACGGCTACGGACGCACGATCGTGTACGGCGCGAAGTGGCCTTGGCCGCTCGGAGGCGATCCGGATCCGCCGAAGCCGGTGTTCGGCGACGCGGTGGTCGTGCACGAATACGTCGGTCAGGTGGGCAGTTTCCCGAGCGACTTCCGCACGCGCTGGTGCATCTGGTTCAAGTGGCGCACCCGCGATGGCGTCCTGTCGGCGTTGCCTGCCGGCGGCACGA